TACTCATATCAATGCAATGCCTCCGTACACTGCGGCTCCAGCAAGGAACTCAGTTGCGTAGGACCACCAACCGCCACGCTTCGGCCAGTGGACGTTCTTGAACCAGTAGTAGACGGCGACGGCGAGGGTTAGCGCGAACCACAGGGGCCACGTATTAGCTTCAAGGCCAAGGAAGACGACCGGCGCAATAGCAAGGACGCAGGGAGCGGAGTAGTGCAGCCACATCACCTTCCAACTCTGCCACGCACCGTCCGGGAAGCCTTTAACCAGCGCCCATCCGGCCATGCCGCCAACCCACAGGGTCAGCCAATGAAGATCGAAGGCGTAGAACGCTGCGAGGACGCCCCACGCGAACAGGATAGCCGAACGGTACGCGCCACGGATCGGCACCCACTCTTGTCCGCGCCCGTCGATAACGCGGAGGATGCCGCCAGTGAAGGCGATAAGGAGCCAGACACTAAGCATGGGGGACACCTCGCGACTGGCCCCGCCCCTTCGGTGGAGGATCACAAATCACGATGTCAGCAAAACTCGCAGCACCATTAATCTTGCCGTTGGTGTTTCTGCACTTTATGCAATGCGCGTTGAAATCTGCCATATCAGCCGTCGCAACATCAGCACTATCAAGATCAAGGCGATAGTAGTCATCGACAGAATTGTAAGTCTGATTAAAGATGCCCAACCCAACTAGAGTGGTGTTCTGTACGCTGTCATAATCCTCGGTGATCAAGAGCCGGGGGGTGCCTGTTGTGTGAATGACAGAACCATCGGCGTTGTTGTTGCCCTCGTGCTGACGAATGTTGATGATCAGACCATCGACGAGAACAATGTAGTCATACGTCCCGCTAGCTTCGCCTGTGTCAATGTCGAAAGAGTTTGCGCCAACATTCTTGATGGCGCTGTCCAGCGTCTCTCCGCTCGCTACACTTAGATAACAAAGATCGCCGGATGTGAACGCCGGATGAAAATACGGGATCGGTGTCGTTGAACGCTCGAACAACATCACAACACAATTCGCGTTGCCGTGGTTTGTCGTGACAGTCGTATCTGCACCGTTGGTGTGGGAGACCGCTCCGATCACGACATTCGTGCCGTCATGCTGGAATGAAAACGCCCCCCAGTTATTTGCCCCACTCAGAGTTGATCGGGCTTGATGCGCATGACTGCCTGTGCCGAAGGCGTGTTCATTTGAACCATCGTGACTGAACTGTGTAATGTTGTCTTCTGTGCCATCGAGGTTGAAGTAAAAGTCAACATAGGCGCCGGTCCATGCAGATCGTGCAGCCGCCAGAGTGCTTTCGATATTGGTTTCCGTGTCGTAAGCATCGACAAATACATCGGAGCGTTTCGCCGTACTCTCGGGAAGGTTCTGCGTGGCGAGGGACTTCGACCCGCTCGGCATGTTCGTGATAACGTCGTCCGCGAAGTAGCCGGTCGCGTTCCATGTGCCGCCGCCGCCGATGAACATAGGGAACCAAAGGCCGGTGATGCCGGTCGCAGCGGTTCCTTGGGAGACCCCATCCTTGTAGAAGGTCAGGGTTCCCGCGTTGAGACGAACGCCGATCCGGTCGCCGTCAGTCCATGACGCGCCGTAGGCGGTGCCGGCCTCACCCACGCTGTCCGTCAAGAGATTACCAGACGAGGACCGATAGCCGTAGTTCGTCAGCGTCCCGTTCGTGTAAGGGTTGGCGCTCTTGTCGAACGAAAGGTCGGTCAGCTTGCAGATGCCCACATAGGCCGGAAGGCTCGCACCACTCGCCGTCTCGACCTCGAAGTAGGTATCGAGCGAGGCGTCAATCGCCAGCGTAGCCAAGACCATGCTATCGGCGGAAGCGCCGGAATTGCTGATCGTCCGGTTGCCGTTGGAGAACGTGACGGACGAGGTACGCGAACCGTAGTGCAACGGGTTCCACGTAGCGAAGTTGCCGACGCCCTTGCTCACGCTGTCGGTCGGCGTGTCGGACACCTGCGTGATGGTTCCAGTGACCGAGAAGTCGTTCCCATTACCGGAACTGTCAGTGCCGGTCGAGGGGTCTTTGATCCAGAAGCCGTTGGTGCCGAACGTCAGGCCAGAGAGGTTCTTGGGCAACCAGTTGCCATAGTTGTCGGTCTCGCCAAACGAGGAAGGTGTGAGTTGCGTCCCGTCCACCATCGACACTTCGCTGATGTAGCCCTCGTACTCTGAGGTTCCCGGGCTTGGTGCGCTTGCGCCAATGTGGTGCGGCGTGTTGGTGTTGAACTTCTGATTGGTCGTTGTAATCGAGGATCGCGTGTCCGTGGAGAACGCCGTGATTTCGACACCGTTGACGTACAGTTTGGCCTTGTCCGAGCCGCTTGCGCCGTAGTCACAGGCAAGCACAATCTCCATGTGGGCTGTCGGGTCCCGGAAGACGGCAGTCGTGACCATCCGGGTCGTACCAGCGAAGCGGACAAAAATCCGGTCACTCGCGTCGAAGCCGATGAAGTCCTCAGTAGTCGTCGAGCCGGGACCAGCGGAAAACAGGTAGTTAACCGCACCAAGTTCACCCCGCTTTGTGATGATACGGACCGTGAATACGTCTTGATCTGTCGGGGTGCCACTCAGTGTCCGAGAGCCGTATCCGGCCCCGTCAAACAGCCCGGCGTTCTCAGCGACGTAGCCTTCGCCCGCGCCGAGTGCACCAGCAGGAGCAACGTGAAACATCAGGCTACCGTCCCGATGGCACCCGCTACCACCCAAGTATCCGTTGCAGTCTTGAGGAGCGACACGGCATTGTACTGTGCCTCGATTGCACCAGACCCGGCAGAGACACCATTCACCGTCACGCCTGTATCACCAGTGATCGTGGTAGTTCCCGCGCCAAGCATCCACACATCCAGCCTCGCGCCTGTAGGGAAGGCCACAGAACTGTTGGCCGGGATCGTCAGGGTGTTGGCCGAGGCATTGGTCATCGTCACGGTCTTGAGATCGTCGGTCAGGACGAGGGTGTAGGTCGTGCCGGTCTGCGCGTTGATCTCGCCCTGTGCCTTTTCAGGGGTGACACCATTGTCCGCAATGGAGATGGTGGATCCTGTCTTGGTGATGGTGGTGCCGTCAGCGGACACCTGCGCCCAAGGGACGACAACCCAGTTGTCCGGGGATGCGTCATCAGCCACAACGAGGATACAGTCAGAGGCGACTGCGTTCATGGTGTACGTACCGGCAACGCCGTTAATTGTGTCTGAACCGTTCCGGGTTAGGGTGACGGAGTTGGAAGCAGAGGACCGGAAGAAGACATAACGCTCACCCTCGACAGCCGTGGCAATGGAGGGGAGGTCGAAGTCAACATTACCGCCTGAGCTGTCCGCAATGAAGAAGGTGCCGTCATCCGTATCCGCTACGATGGTGTAGTCTGTAGCCTTCTCAGAGACCTTAGAGACAAGGTTTGATGCCGCTGCCGCCGCTGCTGCCGTAGCTGATGCCTGTGCCGCTGTAGCCTGTGCAGACGCCTTAGCAGAATAGTGCTTGGCAGAGTATTCAGACCCGTCAACCAGATCATCTTCTGCCGCAGTCGCCCATTCTTTAGCAGCACCCGCTGATGCAGTATCCGTAACACCCGTACCACCGATAGCCCATGCCTTAGCTGCATACTCTGTGTCATCCACAGTACCATCGGTCTTAGTGGCCCAATTCTTGGCCGCGCCACCGCTTGCAGCGCCGTCTACGCCAGTGCCGCCAATGGCCCACGCCTTGGAGGAGTAGTCTGTACTAGCTACAATACCGTCTGTCTTGCTGGCCCAGTCCTGCGCTAATGTTGCGCTGGCCGCAGCGTTGGTAGCATTGGTCTCGGCGTTGCTGATCTGTGTGGTAGTCGGGCCGTTCTCGAAGCCGTCTCCAGCCGTGTTCACTTTGATGACGGCGTCGGCGGTCAAGGTGGCCGGGAACTCGACATCGGTCTCGGTGGAGCTGACCGGAAACTTAGGCGTCCGCGCCAGAACCTCGTCGATGTCCTGCGTGATCTGGGTGACTTTGTCGAGGGCGGTCTCAACGGTGTTGGGCTGGAAGCTACCTCGGTTCTGGTAGTCGGTGAGCTGGGTCTTCGGCACATCGCGGGTCAGGGTCAGCGTCTCACCAGAAGCCGGGGCCGTCAGCATAGTGACGTTACCGCCGCTGGAATTACCCACGCCGGAGACGGTGTAGTGCGTTGTGATCGTCTGCGTCGTCTCGACGCCAGCCGAGCTGGTAAGCGTCACGACGATATGACTTTCGTCGAGGATCAGGAAGTCATAGGCAAACACCGTAGTGCTGCCATTCCCGTTGTATGGGCCAGTACGCCCGTCCTGATTAGGGACCGTCATGCCGCTTCTCCTGCGTTCTCAGTCGTATACACCAAAAGGCCTTTCCGCGCTAGTCCTTGGGTCCGGTAACAAGAAGCTGCCACCAGCCGTCGAATGTGTCGAGTTCATCCGCCCCCTCTTCCCATACGTAGCCGGTTCCGCGTGCCACGGTACGCATACCCGGAACATGGCCGAGGTAGCCAATGGCGAGCAGGATACTGCGAACCAGAGCCGCGTCCGCCTCTCCTTGGCCGAGCTGTTTGGCGAGGTTAGCGAGTGATCCCAGAGCGTTCTGCGCCGGGGTGATCTGATAGCCGAAGCCCGTGTTGATGGCGTTGGCCACGTCACGCAAAAAGATCAACCCGGAAAATCCGTTGGCCAAGGTCGCTCCCCCATAATAACGGAGGTAATCCTGCCAGTCGTCCTCGTCTTCCGCCATGCCGGGTCCGAAGAAGGCCGCCGTGACCATCGCTGGTAGCACGGTGACCCATAGCTGCTGACGACCAAAGCGCAGCCACCCCTCCGCTGACATTTCCCTGCGGGCGTCTTTGTACAGGTTGGATTGCAGGTTGTGGTACGCGTTGAAATACGAATAGAACATCGTGAATAGCCGCTTCCACACCCCTCCCCCTTGGATGCTGGATAAGTCACGCGGCATCCCGGTGCCCTGAGACCGGCTAACGGCGTCGTCTGCGATGTCCACTGCGTCCTGCGGCTTGGACCCGTTGTCGATGGCCTGTTGGTATGCACCCAGCCACGTCGGCACCGAGACCGCCATATCGAGCATCTGGATACCCTTAAACGAGAAGTTGATAACTGGTGTCTTGAGGCCGGTAAGGCCGAGCTGGCCTTGTGCGTCTCGAACATCGCGGTTGAACGTGGCCGCCCGGTTCCGCATGAAGCTGCTCATTTCCATGACTTCGCGCACCGCCTGCCCCCGGTCCTGCAAAAACTTCCCGGTGCCGATGGTCATATATTTCTCGCCTACCAGCGCCATTGAAGAGGCGAGGCCGAGCGGCTGCTGGAGGATTGTTCGCAGGCTGAGGCCCATCTCGGCGATAGACGCTCCGGTCCTGAAATAGTTGACGCCCTTCTCCATCCAATCTGTGGCTATTGGTGCGCCCTGTACCGTCTGCTTGAGCCAGTCTTGGAAGACTTCGTGGTAGGCGGGGTCGCCTCCCTTGGCTCGGCGCACGGCCCCAGCGAACTCGTCGCTGGAGATAATGCGGTGGGCATCCATGACGGCCTCACGCATCTCGACGTCTTTGATCACCCCATCGACATGGTTAAAGAGGACGGCGACATCGAGCCACACCTTCTTGGCCTTTCCGAAGCCTTGCCGCTCAATGGTCGAACCGTGTTTCGTGTTCGCCTTGGCGCGGCCCCCGTTCATAAATCCGTTGATTGAGTTGGCCTCGACAAAGTCGGCCTTGTTCTTCGGCCCCTGTTTCGGGTCACCGACCAGCGGGTAGTACCCGCCAGCGATGGTGCGAGTGTTACCCTCTGCGGTCTTGATCGTGAAGGGAGACGGAGACACCTTCGCTGGCTTGACGCCGGTGGTCTTTTCTTCCAGCGCCGACAGCTCGGGCCAGTAGCCGTCGATGTGCTTCCACAGCTTCTCGACGATGTCCCAGTCCTTGGAGGTGAGGCTCTCCCCGATTGCGCGGATCTGGGCGTCGGTGAAGGTATTGCGTAGAGCCTCCACGTTGCCTGCATTGCCCATGTTCAGGGCTACGGCCAGCCGTGCATTTAGGGACAGCGAACGGCCTAGCTCGGGGATAAACTCCTTGCGATAGAAGCGCATCTTCTCTTCGAGGGTGTACTCGTTGAAGATGTCATTGATCTCTCGGCCCGCCCGCATCGCCCGATCATTGTATCGGTCATCTGCCTGCTTCACGCGCTGGTATATTTCACGCCATACAATACCGCGATCCCCGCCGTCCAGCTCGATGGCTAGGCTGGAGATGGTACGCATGGACGCCATGAACTGTCGGCCATAGCCCTTGATGCCGTCCCACCAATCGGGGTCAATGTTATCCTCTGTGGACGACATGGCGTTGGCGTCAACGCTGACCTCCATGTTCTGCGCGAGGCTCTTGAACTGTGCCTGCTCGGCCTGTGAATACCGGCGTCCTTGGGTGTAGATCGACTTCGCCGTATCGTGCAGCCCCTCCAGCTCGGACAGCTTCATCGAGCGGACGTTGGGCTTGGTCAACGCGTCTTCGAGATTTGGGGCGATATGGAACGACGCACCGAACTCCTTGGTCTGCTCCTCTGCCCACGCCTGCAACGTCTCAGTGGATAGGCGAGCAATGCGCTCTCCGGCCAGCGGCCCCCGGAAGTCTATGTCGGCCACTAGCTCCTTGAGCTTTTTGATGAACGTGGGGTGGACCTTATTCGGGTCTAGCTTTCGCGTTTGGTACTTCCGAAGCTGGGCCGTCATCTTGTCGGCCTTGGCGCGGGCGTCGCGGGCTTCCCGGTACAAGTGGAAGTTCAGGATCTGCTGTGTCTTGTACTTGAAGGCTGTCTGAGGGTCGCCTTTGGCAATAGCCTCGGCGGCCTTGATCGCGGCACGGCGCTCGGCGTTCAGGAACTTGGTCGGGCTTTCGATCTCGGCAATCGTCTTCTCATCAATCATGCGGCGAGCAGCAGCCTTGAGGATTTTGTTGTTCACCCGGCGGCTAGAATTAGACAAGCGAGCGAGATGCTCCAGCTCACGCCCCAGAACCTGAGACTGCTGCTGCGAGTGAACCTTAATCATAGCCTCGTCAGCGAGACGGGCTGGATCGGTTAGATCGCCGTAGCGATCCAGCATGATCTTTTGCGCCTGCTCTGCGGCGAACGACTGGGCGGTGTGGAACTTGCCGTTAACGTCCTTGGGCATGTTCTCCAGCTCAGTCAGTAGATGGTCTGCGCTATCGAACCCAAAGTCCTGCGCTACCGCTTCCGGCTCTGAGCCAGTCTTGCTGATAATCCGAGTTCCCCCCGGAAGGCTGCGGTCTCCGACTGCTTTGCTGTTGAGCTTCACATGCGGGCGCTCGTCGGCACGAGGAGCGCCGGACGGTAGGTTTCCGGTCTGGAGGGAATACCGCGCCTGCCATACGGGGTCGGCATCTAGGCGCTGGAGAGCAAGCTCCTCCTCCTTCGCACGCTCCTCGTTCCACCACTTCTGCTGCTCACGGCGGACCTCGGCATACGTCTCTTGGATCAACTCAGCCTGCGCCGCCTGCTGCGCGTTCTGATAGCTTTCAGCGTAGGCGGTGTACTCCTCCTCGGTCATGCCGCTGGCTTCGAAGTCCTTGAAGGCCGGAACGAGGTTGGCCATGACGCGTGCGTTCTCGATCTCTGCGTCCGTCGCCAGCAGGCGGTCGAGGACGTCCCTGATCTCTGGTGTCAGCTCACGCCGCTTGCCGATACTGGTGGCGCGTTTGTAGATCGTGGTGAGCCACGCCATGAACTTACGGAAGGCACGCTCCAGCGCGGGGCTAGGAGCCTTGCCCTCTCGGAGGTACTCCTCGAAAGTCTCGGCGAACTTCTCGTGTTGATCGACGCCAATCTGCTCTCGGCTATCGACGCCAAACCAATCAAGGATAGTCTGGAAATCTTCCTGTAGCTGCGGAGCGGCGTCTGGCTCAGAGGCCAGAGTGCCAAGCATCTCAAGGTACAGGTGGCCGCTCTCATGCAGGAACGTGGACAGGTTCTCCGCCTCATAGAGGCGGATTACGATGTCCTGCATGTCGCGGAAGTCGATAGACCCGCGTGCCTGTTGCTCTAGCCTTTGCTCGACAGCGCCCGGTCGAGCGCCATCTCCGTCGCGTCCTCGGTCAACGCCAGCTTCTTCGGCATAGCTGGCAGCGACTTCAACGCCTTCTTGAGCGTTGAGGACCGGCTGCTGGCCGATGGGGACTTCGTTGTTGTAGTCTGCGTAGCCATCTGCGTCTCCTTCTTCTAACAGTGCAGTATAAGTCGCTGACGGCTTGACGCCAACACCTTCTAGGTACTGCGGCGGAACCAACCTTCCGCTGAATATAAAGCGCCCGATGTTGCGGCGGTGCGCTTCGTCTAGGCTCAGCCCCATATTGTGAACGTACACCGTCTTGCCCGCTGCCTTGAGGGCCTTGACCCGCTTCCGCATACTTTCGAGGTTGGCCCCGACGAGAGGCAGAACTAGGTTGTCCTGTGTAGGCAGGAGACGGCGCAGCGCCTCTTCGGTAATAGCGGAGCTTTCCTCATGCACAGCGTTGGCCCCGACACCCCCTTGGAACTCGGGGATCAGTTTCTTGGCGTCGTCACTATCGACAACCCGAGCGCCGATAGCCTCAGCCAACGGCTCCGCAATCGCGCTGGATTTGCCTGACGCCGGGGGGCCGAGCACGATGTGGACTTCATTGCCTTGTAGGACTTCGTTGGTATGTCCAGCCGTGTTCTCGACCATACGCTCCACGACGGCGTCGAAGCCAACAATGCCGTTGTTGTAAAGCCGTCCGCGCTTCCACGGTTCGGACATGTACCCATCCCGCTCACTAGTGATCGGGATCGAGTACATTTGCTCCAATGCAGCCACTACATCGGGGTGGCTCAGGAGCCGGTCAAAGTCGGCCCCTGCCTCAAAGAGGGCGCGGAGAGACGGCGCTTCTAGCTGGAAGAGGAGTTTGGCTTGATCGGCTGGAGATCCAGCGGAAAGGTCTTCGTCTTTGCCATTCCGGCGAACAGTTCCCGTTCGGTCTCCTGCCTCTCCTTCTGCGAGGGAGGCGGCGACGCGGTCGAGGGCTTCGGTATCAATTTGTTCTTGGTTGTACCAAGGGGCATTGCCTGCCTCCGTTACCTTGAATTTCTTGGGGACGACCCCGTTCTTCGGTTTCTTGATCTCCTGCTGGAACTCAACAAACTGCGGGACCGTGAATATCCATACCTTACCAGACGGGGTCGAGTATGTAAAGTGACTTATGCCGTCTCCTGTGACGCCGTACCGAGCGCCATAGGCGTAGTTGCCGTATTCACCCTGCTTGGCGGATACCTCGTTGATGGCGTTCGCTGCGCCCAGCGCGTCGGGCAGGATAGCAGCAAGGCTGCCGTGGCTGGCCTCCTGCTGGCTATCCGCCACCCACGTTTCCCAGTGGTAGCGCCCAACACTTCCTTGCCCTTCTCGCCCGAGCTGGCGATAGATGTCGTCGATCCGCGCCTCGATGGCGCGTTCGATGGCCTCGTAGATCAGGATGCCTCGGACGCCGTCCCCCTGTTTAGCGAAGCCGGAGCCGGTGACCACGGCCCCTTCTTGTTTGAAGCCGTCATACAAATTGACCCCGTCGTAGCGCCCGTCGTTGAAGAGTTGGCGGAACTGCACGCGGTCAAGGACCATGACATCATTGTACCCGGCCACGAGAAGAGTGAACGACACCACCTTGTTGTCGATACCCACGCCTTCTCCGATGGCGGCGAACTCTCGGCGGACCTGCTTCCCTGTGGTGGCCGGATCGGACATGAGGTCGTGCAGATATTGCAACTTCGAGCGCCCATCTCCGACATCTTGTGACATCTTGACGAGGAAGTCCTTCCCGAAGGCGTTGAGGTTGTGCGTGGCCCCGGCTCCCGGCTGCCCACTACCCTTCGGCGCTACGGACTTGGCCCACTCGGTGTACCCCTTGACGTCGAACTCGCCTGCCGCTGCCTGCGCCATCCACTTGTCGATGCCGGGGAAGGCGTCAATGAACAGGCTTTCCTGCGTATATGGACTGACGCCACGAGACAGGAAAGACCAGAGAAACAGCTTGCCTGTGGTCTCGACGCCCAGCTTGCCAGACGTGTACGCTTCGCGGAAATCGCGGGCGTTCTCGAAGCCGTGGTCGGCGTCGGCGATCTGGCCCTCGGACAGTCGGCTCAGGTTCTGTACCACACCATTACTGTTGATCTCCTCAATGAAACGATACGGAGCGATGGGCACGTCCTGTTCGCCATAGGCATCCGCCATCATCTGCTTCCACGCCCGCACGCTGGTGTGCGCGTCCGGGTTCATAGCGAGAACCTCGTCCACCTTGTCCAGCTCACTGCGGGCGTTCTTGTTATTCGACTTCTGGACGACGGCCTGTTTCTTGGCGCGGCGCGGCTCTGCCTCGGACCAGTCGCGCAGGTAGGGCATCAGGCCGTGCTTGTTTCCGTCAGCGACCTGCGGGTTCTGCTTGCGCTCCGTCATGGGGGCCTCGGCAGTCTGGAACAGGAAGTCAGCGCCGCTGCCAAACTGAGCGTTCTTGGCCAACACCAGAGGGCCGACCTGAATGACTTCGTCGGCGCTGAGCACCGGGCGCTGGGTCTTGCGGTCGTAGAAGAATGTGTGACGGCGCGGATCGTAGCCGACCTGCGTCCATGCCGGATCGTTGAGCGCGGCCTCCATCTCGGCGACTAGGGTGTCCGGGTCCACCGACTGGAGGGTGCCGTTGATCTGGGCGAAGGGAGACTTGCTGACCCCCTCAGCGCCGACCTTCGCTGCCTTGCGCTCGGCGCTCTCGCCGGGTTGTGTGAAGGTCGCGCCTGTAATCTTTGCGGCGGCCTCGTGCGCGACCGGCTTGCCCGCCGGGTCGTGCATTGTCGGCACCCAAGTGTCGTGACGAGTGTACGCCGGGATGTCGAGCCGGAGGCCAACGAGTTTACCCAGCCACTCGATCCCTTTTCCCACGCGCCCCTGCTGGCCCTTTGTCAGGGCGGCCCGCATCTTGTCTTCGCTGGCCGGGGTCGGGACACTCTCATACGGCAGGATGGGTTTAAACGCGTTGACCTGCGCGTCGTATTCGGCCTGCGTAATCTCCCCCGCCATGCGCGCTTGAGCGGCAGCCTGTAGCTCGGCGGGAGCGTCATCGACGAAGCCCTGCGTGGCCTGCTCGAAAGTAGCAGGTCCAATAGGAATACGGGTCTCCTTACGGATAGTCGGCAGAAACTTGCCCGCAAGCTCCTCAACAGACTTACCGGATCGCTCAGCCAAGACGCGGAAGGCGGCGGCCATCTGCTCCGCTGCTGCGGTGGCTGCGTTTGGGTCACCGCTAAAAGCAGTACCTTCGGAAATGAGCTGGTCATAAACCTGTTGGAAAACGGCGTCGTCTTCGGTGACCGTCTCACGCATGGTGTCAACGGCGGCCTGAAAGTCTGCCTTATTTTGTTCTGCGAGTACCTCGGCCACATCCACAGCCTCAGCCTCTGTAAGCTCCGCAGCATTGAAAGCCACATGCGGAGCCAGCTTCTCGATTGTCTCCTGCGGCAATGACCAGAACTTCTCCAGAGAAAGCTGCACGCCGTTGCCGCCAAGCTCACTTTCTGTCGCGGACGCCCCGGTGACATACCCTTGACGAATTGCCTCTTCTCGTCCCCCGACTTCCTGCATCAGGATGTTGATGCCGTCTGCACTAACGCGGACGTCCTCGACCCCTTGGGCGCGGAGCGCCTCAGACTGGAAGTTTGCGAAGGTCTCTGGGTCTCGTGCTCGTAGGCTAGGGTTGGCCGCGTTCATGTTGCGGACTGCCTCGGTGCGCGTCTTGGAACGGCGGGCCTCCAAGCCAGCCTGAGCTGTAGCCGTCACCAACCGGACGTCGCCGCCGAAGATGCCGCCAACAACGGCAGCCTGAAACGCGATCTCCGTCGCCTCCTTGGCTGACACGTCTTCGATGGTGCCAATGCGGGTGCCGAAGTATTCGATGGTCTCCTGCCCCGCCTCGGTAGCCGCCTCGATTGCTGCGCCCTTACCGGCAGCGCCGAGGATACCGAGGATCGTCGGAGCGGCAAGGTCATCGCTAATGCCGAGGATTTTCTTACCAGCAAACCGCTCAAGCGCCGCCGACGCGATAGCTGTCGGAGCGGCCTCGATGATGTCGGTCATGGCGGCGCGGTCCCTGCCCTCGAAGCTGCCGCGCTCGTTACCCATCTCGGTGGCGCGGGCTGCCGCATAGATCGGCAGAGAGAGAAC